CCATAATTCGCGATTTGTCCGTTGTCTACCAAAGATACCAGCCAGTCCGCAAAACCATCATCGATGCTGGTCAAAGACGAAGGTTGCTCGATCAAATAATTTTCTTGATTTTCATTGTACACCTCACCATCCACGACGACAGAAGGCAGATCACTAGAAACAGTTACTGGGGTGGGTTCCACCATACAAAGCGGTGGATTCAGCAGCTGATCCGGTTCTCTTACTTCTGATAGCCATGTTCGGAAAGCGTCCAAATCATACTTGGGAAGAGCGAGCTCAAACTCATGATCCATCCAGCCGTCATTTTCATTCGGGTAAGGATGTTCGGCAGTGGCATTCCATGCGGTATCACCTTCAGATGGGTTTAAGTAAATCATCTCGACCGACTTAGTTACAAACTCTCCAAGAAGTGGGGTATTAGCGTCATTAACAATGGCACTAAGCGACTTCTCTTTGAGCTTACTTAGAGGGGAGACATGTTTAGGTAAATTAGCACAGACGTGGAACTTCCAACAAGCACGTTTAATATCGCACATGGTGTCCGTACGTCCATTCCACACATCGGGTGAATACACACGCGCTAAGAAATTGACTCCGCGTGAGCCTCTTTCTAAGACTTCTCCATCAGCAACATGTCCCAGCATTCGAGCAGCCGCGACATATGCTTCCTTCGTCAAATCGCCCTGGGCGCTGTCGTCTCCAGCGTACATCCCTTTCTCGTTTAAGGCGGTGATAGCGTCCCGGTGTTTTAAGAAACGACCTTCAGAATCCGTTTCGCCACGTTTAGCAACATAACTAATGAATCCATTCTGTGGAGTGTTCCACGGGGCTGTCTCAGGTGAACCGGAGGCTCGTGACTGGAGGGTATTATACCATACTCCAAAACGCGTCACGGCGGCGAGAAAAGTTTGTGAATCGCAGAACTTTATCAGTTCTTCATGTACAGACGGATGAAAGGCACGAAGCATCATGGCTTTCATCAGTAAACGCATTATGTTGTTTTCACGGCCATCCATGCGACTCAGATCTCCTAGAAACAAAGAGTCAGAGATGACACAGATGTCCGCAATCCGCTGAGCAATTTCATCATTCCATTTACCAAACGCATACCAAACAATTTGTTTTAGTACTGATTCAGTAAACACATACATGAAACGCGAATAACCTGCTTTATCCTTACCGACAATAGTGGAAATGTTCCGCGGGTCTGTGACCTTTTGGTACGATTCCTTCTTTTGGAAAGATGCAACAAATCTTCGATAGGCTTCACCAACGGTATCGGAAACATTAAGAATTGTCACCTGGCTGGGTCTAGCTTGCTTAACGAAAACATCCTCGTAATCAACGGGAAAAAGAGTATACGCCAGTGAATCCGGCACGTACTCCTCAACGAAATCATTGATACACGAAGCTATGAAACGAGTAATGCGCATGTCCGGGACAGCAATAGAAGTAATTCTTCCATGTACAGTCTGTACGTCGTTAGCGTAACACATATCCGGGGCAGGCGAAGGGCCAATCAAGCAAGACATAAATGGTACAACACCCGGTTGGGCATCAGGTTCATACGTCTTACTATTGAATTGAAAACGAGCGACTCCATGACAGACAGGATAAACATAAGCGCCATTTTGGTTGTATGTTGTTTCCTTGAAATAAGTGGCCAATGTTTGGCTAGCGGCGGCTTTCTCAGGCCCATCAGGCAGATGGGACATAATACTTGCGGCTTGAAGTTTCACTCGTTCAGACCTCATGGAGATCTCGCGGAGCATGTCAAAAGTCTCTAGGCTTATCGTGGCAGCATTCCAAGAACCATTCCTGGCAATTGAAACGCGTGCGTCAGAGGCCATCGAGCGGATAACATGAAAGTCACCCACAAGAGGTTTAAGACGGTTAAGAAACCTTGTAGCTAACAATGCGGCGTGCACTGCGGAGTAGCCTCTAGTGATCGAAATAGGTGTGAGAAGGATAACTTGACGATGCGTACTAATATTCCTTCTTTCAACGGAGTAAACAACTGTTTTAATGAAACTCACGTATCCTTGAAGGAGAAATAGCCGACAAACCGCTTCAGACAGACTAATCGTATCATAGTCAAATCCAACAGTCGTCAGAACATCACCGTTGTAGTCCCAAAGCGCGTGCTTAAAGTGCGCTCCACCATCAACACGCATGTCGATCTCGTTATCAACAAAGCGAAAACGACCATCAAGTGTCTTACCAGCACATGTCTCCGGTGCAATAGTGTAAACCAAAGTTGGCTTACCTGCGAGGAGAACGAGCGGCATGTTCATATGATAGTCATCATCAACAGCGACGAAGAAATGTTTAGACAAAACGGGGTCATCACGTGGATCAACCAACGTGTCTTTAGCCCAGTAAAATCGAAATCTTCCATCGTAACCGGCTTTTTGATCGGCTCTGGACATCTGCAGAAAGTACGGTTTTAAACCAGTTTCAATACCCAATTGATTGGCGAAGAGGGAAATAGAGTTTCTCTCCGCGGCGCTCTTGGGATGAGTGTGGTTCGTTGGTACGACAACAGATGGGAAGGGGGTTGACTCAAACGCATTGCGAATGAGTCGTGGATCGAAAACGACGCTATTAGATGCAGCAATCGTTTCGGTGAAGTCACTAAGTCTACTAAATGATTTATATATCAAAAATCCATTTAAGTAAAATACAGATATAGTTAGTACTGACTCCATTCGAGAATTT